CTTGGGCATGGTCCACTCCGCCTATCCCAGCCAACGCCCCCGATCCGCAACACTAGGACATAGTGCGGTAGCCATACAAGGACGAAATAAACCCATTCATCGTCACGTTTATGGTTAACAAAATCTGAATTGCAACCGAATTATCCCCATCATAGCCATTGCATCATTCAGGGTTTGTTAATACAGTGTCTCCATCAAAACAAACGGAGACACTCTATGAAACGCGATCCCCATAACGACGCCGCCTGCTACGCCGAGATGGAGGCGGTCATCAAAAAACACATGCAAGCCGCTATGATGGAATGCGCGACCATCGCGCAGGATCTCACCGTCGCCGACCCGATGCAGGTCGTGGCCAATCTCAATACTGAGTTCGGCTGGTATCACCTCTCCGACCGCATGTCCGATGCCGTAGATACGTTCCGCTCGGATCTGTGCGACCTCGGCCTCGATTTCGCCACCGCCTACAACAAGCCGCGCAAGCAGCATCTCCAGGCGGCGGAGTGATGGCGATGAGCGACACTAAAAACCTCCCCATCATCACCAGCCACATCTATCCGCCGATCCCGCCGCGCAAGTTCGACTGGTGTGCCTTCCGCGAAGGCAAGGAAGAGCTCGGCAACTACGGCTACGGCGCCACCGAGCAAGAGGCGATTGCCGACCTCATCGCGTTGGAGGATGAGTCGTGATGGAACAGGACTGCATTACCCTGCTCTGGATCGCGACCGACATCACCGATGAGGTTTATTCCGGCCAGCGGCTTTCCATCAATGATCAGCAAACGTTGCGCATGGTGATTACACGTTTGGAAAACGTCCTGGCGAGCATGCAGCCTCCCCAAAAGGAGGCTGCATGATGACCGATCACATCGAAGGATGGTGGAAGACTTTCCAGGCTAGGGCGGGGGATGAAATTCCCCCCCAGCGCTGGCCGGAAGCGCGCGTCTGTTTTTACTCCGGCGCATTCGCGCTGTTCGGCGGGCTGCAGAATCAAACCGACGAGAAGCTCATCACCAATGAGAAGTTCATCAAGGAACTCGCCGACGAACTCCTGCGTTTCCTCGGCGAAACCAAATCCATCTATGGCGCTGCAGGTCATGCATGACCCTGCGGCGGCGCAGGTTCTGGCGGCGAATTCGAAACACGTTCTTTTGGTGGCTGCGAGGTTAATAATGGCACGTCTCACGAATCCTGACTTTAATTGTGAATCATGCGGATCGCCATTCTATGGATGGGATCGAACGCAGCGATTTTGTTCGAAGGCATGCTCCAGGGCAAGCGCTAGGGCAATTTCTAAGAAAACACCAGAACAGTTAAAAGCATCTCGCGCGCGTAAGTTTTTCAATTATCAAATTATTAGTGGGAAAATTGACCGCCCAAACAACTGCTCTGCGTGTGGAATGGAAAACAAAATTAATTCCAGAGGATCACATTCAGTTCAGGCACACCACCACCGCGGATACGACTACCCGCTTGACGTAATCTGGCTATGCCAAAGGTGCCATACTAAAGCTGATGGGAATTATGGCGAAACTGCCGTGAAGGCAAAATTAACAGGGAATGAAGCGCTAGAAATTCGCCGTTTATATGCGGCTGGAGAATTCATTACTTCCATTGCTCCAAAATTCAATATCGGAACTTCAGCAGTTTGGGAAATTATCTCGCGACAAACGTGGAAGCACCTGTGACCCGCCTGCGCAATCGACTGCTGCCATGGTGTATATGGAGGCATCGAACATGAGTAAAATAGAATTGCTGTCGTTCATTCCTGCGGCGCCGGATTGGTTTCTGCTCCAACTCGGCGAGAATAACAAAGATTACTTCCTGATGCCCATCGTCGGTTGGTTGATGAAGGCGGAAAACCTGGATAGGAGCGACCCCTACGCCTCAAAAAAACCGAAGGTGAATTTGTTTTTAATTGCGGACCCTGTGACCGCCGAGGGTCGTATGCAAAACGATGACCTCATAATTGTATCGCCGCATGGGAACGTTATCGTTCCCGAGGTCGCCGTCTACGATTCAATCGCCGCTTATCTCAGGGGCGAATCCAGCGAGGCATCTGCAAACAATCGCGGCTGATGAGGAGCACGCCATGGACGTCAGTACGGTCTATCACCGCAAAAGGTGATGCGATGGCCGGCACATATCGTCGTCGTGTTGCAGGCATCACGATCATCGATGTGTGCCGCCAAATGCGTGTCGAGCCGACCAAAGAGCTCACGTGGCCCGTGGGCGATCGTGTCAGATACATTTGGGAGCGGCGCTATCTCGCATCGCCGGAAAAGGATTTACGGATCAAGACGTGCGGGGCCGGGTCGCACTGCTTTGCGATCTATCCCGAGTTCATGTGCGAGACGATCCGCCGGGTGATCAAGCGACAGATCACCGAGCAACAGCGTCAGGGTGAGTTGTTCGACGAATAGGACATAATGATGGATGACAGCGCACATAACGAGTGGCGAATCAAATTTACGGCGCAACTGTGCGCGCACGCTGAGGACATCCGTGATCGTTTGAATGCGCCATTTGTTTGCATCGTCGTTGTCATGCCCGATGACTTGTGCGTTGTCGGTGGCGCCGCGAATGAGCCGGGTGGGTTAAGAGAAAAAGGCGCGAAACTATTTTATCGCATAGCCGATGAGATCACGACCGGCGAAGGGGAGTTTAACCAATGACTGACCGCAGCATCACCATAGACGATCTATGGCGCCCCATTAAAGAAGCGCCGAAAGACGGGACTCGAATCATAGCGGCTCCAACGCTAAACGGGCATTCCTGTGAAGCGTATTGGACTCCGATGTATGGGGGTGTTTGGTATCACGCAGGCGTTGGACATCTAAACGGGATGTGGAAGCCTACGCACTGGATGCCGATGCCGTCCCTTCCGAAAAAAAACTATGATTGACCATCAGCCAAACCGGACGCAGGGAGGAAAGTCATGAGCGACCGCACTGTCACCGTCACCACCACTGTCACCGACGATCAGACCAGCGAGATCCTGTCGGAGACGGTCGCCTCTGTCGTCATCCCGCCGCTCGAGGAGCCGGAACCGATCCCGCCGCCATCAGACACGTGGCGCGTCGAGGTCGAGCACGGCGGTCGTGTGTTTGGTCTTGACCAAGAGATCGGCGCCGACCTCGGCACCTATAACGCTGACCATGGCAACATTCACCAACGCTGCCTTGGGCACTACGTGCGCGATATCGACCTCACCGTGTTCTTCCGGCCCGAGGTCGATAGCAGTCGCATGGAGGTCGTGTTCGAGCGCGGCCGCTGCTTCGCCGGCAATGACATGGCCGCCGACATCGGCGCCTACGCTGTGCGGATCTACAACGATGACACGCTGGTCAAGACTATCGCCATCGATCACCACTACGCCTTCTGCCGGTGGCGATGGCAGAGCGAACAGCGCCCCATCATTGCCGGCCTTGCCATGCTGACCGAGCAGGGCCTGCTGCCGCCGTACATCTACGATCCGGCCCGTGCGCCCATCGCCCAATATGTGCCCTACGAGCCGATGGGGCTGGCCGGCATTTATCCCCATATGCCAGATGCCGGAGAGCGGCCGGATATCGGTCTGCTCACCGATCCGCAGGCAGAGCATATCGTTACCGGCACCGCATCGTCGTGCGAGGTGGTGTTCGCGCAGGCAGAGGCCAGCGGATCCATTCCCTGGCACATGCGCGACGAGCACATCGGGCACGCGATAGATTTCGAGGTCTATCCCAAAGCCTGCTGGTATCAGGGGCAAGGTCAGGGCGAGCCGTTCGTCTACACGCCGCCGCACCCTGACGTCGTTATCGATGCCGCCCATCAACCGGCGCTGGCCTATCTGCCGTACCTGCTCACCGGCGATCCGTACTTCCTCGAGGCGCTGCAATTCCAGGCCACGTGGAACTACGGATCCTTGTCCTTGGGCTATCGCCCGACCTTGAGCCAGACACGGCAGTTCGCTTGGGACATGCGCACCCTCGGGCAGTGCGCGGCCGTGACGCCGGCCGACGTGCCGGGCTGGTTGCAGCCGCGGGATTATTGGCAGCGCCGCCTCGATGTGCATCGTGATTTTTTCACCGGCATGTACATGCAATCAGAGTCGCGGTTCCAAACGGTATTCCGCGCCACTGACAACGTCACCGGCCGCAAGGCAGACGGCGATTTTCCCGAAGGCACTTGGTGTCAGCCCTGGCAGAGTGAGTTCCTCGGCAGCGTCTATGGTTGGCTTGTGGCAATGGGGCATGAGGATTGGCGTGCGGCGTTTGAGTGGGTCGTGGCTGGCACGATTGATCGCACCGGGCACGTCGGATGGCCGCGCGCGCTTTGCACGCCATACCAAATGATGCTGTGCGAATACAAAGGCGCGGAACCGGCCTCCGGCTACTCGGAAGCGTGGGCTATTAATCAGGAGATCGCGGGCCTGTCCTATGAGTGCCAGGACACGTGGGAACAGGACGACATGACCTATCTCACCTACACGCGCGGTGCTCTACTGTATGCGGTGCGGCACGGTCTTGATGTCGGCGATAATCTGATTTGGGTCAGCTCGCAATTTGAGCAGCGGCAGCAATTGCCCGCATTCAAATGGAGCCTTGGAAATGAACTCGCAGGAAGTGATCGCGCGTGAGCTCTGCTCACTGTTCAAGATCGATCCCGATGGCATCTCTACATCAGGCGAGCCTCACGTGTTCCATCTGCGCAAGCAGGCACTCGCAATAGAACTTGCGCTCCTGCACCATGGCTTTGAAATCGTCCTGATGGGGCCGGCCTACTTTGCAACAAGGGCTGACGACGACGGCATAGAGGATTGAACCATGATCAACATTGACCTGCTCACCTTCAAACTGTCGGTAGGCAAACATAAGAATCCTACGGTGGGAATGTGCTTTATGGAGGCCGTCGCGTGGATGGCCAATGAGAGGCACTCCGATCGGCCTAAATGCGTCTGTCCGGTGCTTGGTAATTATGGGTTGATTCTAAATGACGCGATGACGACGCGAGAGCGCAAAGCGCTCAACCCGCTGATCTTGAAGATTATCGGCACACGATCGAAAAAACACGAGGAAATGCGCGCCGCCTACTTGTTGCGCGAAACCATCGTTCGCGTCATCGCCTCGGCTTTTCTGGGAACGGAATGGAACGAAATCGGCCAAATGCTCTGCGCGATTCCGCCCGGAACGCCGCGGCAGGAGATCTTGGTCGAACTCCAGGCGATTTTGACATATCTCAAGCCCAAACGTGATGCGGCCGTCAGGGCCAGTATTGATGCGACGACCGCTCACATGAATGTTTTTGCTTTTGCGAACACTGCGGAAAACATTGCCGCCTCGCGCCAAGAGCTAATCAAGACGCGCACCCTTTCCAACGCCATTAAAACTGCGTTTCAAATCCTTGACGCTGCGCTGGAATCTCTTGTGGCATTCTGGGGCGTCCCAAAATCAACCGCCGAGATTGTATCAACCGCGCGGGACGGTGATGAACTTTCCAAAGATCCCAAGAAATACCGCGCACGATGGCGGCGTGAGTGCGTCAAGATCCTTTCGGAAGCCATTGAACTCGGCCCGTTCAATATCGATGAATTTTATCAAACGGAACGCGTCGAGAAGTATCGGGAATTAGTGGCGCCTGGGGATTGAACGATGGCAAAACTTCCGAAAGAAAAAGATAAGCCGCCGGAATATTGGGCCGTTGTTGAGGCAATCAGAGCCTGCCCAAAAAATATCGTTGGCAGCGCAATCGCCCATGTTTATGCCGATGTGCTCGAAGAATTCGCGCGAGAAAGGTTCGGCAAACTGCAACAGCCCGGTCCGATTTCTGTGCAAAGTTTCACCGGTAAATATCCGCGCGATGTCAACCCTTACCTCAATTTCGTGCGCGATGATCATTCCGAACTGCGGAAGAAGGACGGCAAAAAAACTTATATCTCACAACCGTATGGATTGAGCCTGCGCGATCTCGAGGATTTGGTCGCGCAATGTCACCGGTTCGGCATGGATGTTCAGATCGATGCAAGGAGTTGGTACTTCCCGCACTGGACGCTGTGCGTGATCTTTACCAACAAGGTAGATCCATGACCGCCTTCTCCCAAGCCATGCACGAAGCGCAGCGCCGCAAGATCCACCGCGATCTTGACCGTGTCCTCACCGACCTGATCGCCCTCGATGCGGTGCTGCCGGCGCACATCGTGTTCGAGCTCGAGGCGCGCGATCAACCCTATAACGTGACCGTCACCATTCAAAAAAAATGAAGTGAGGCCCCATGGACCGTGATGAAAATGGCGGAATACCGCCAAATTTTGGCGAGGCGGAAGCTGCGCGCCGGCTCGGGATCCATCGCCTTACCCTTGGAAAAATGCGCCGTTCCGGTATGATCACGCCCGTCTGGATGAACCGCCGACCACGGTACACCGACATGATCTTAAAGAACTTTCTCACGGGAACATCATCATGCAAAGCACCCCAAGGGGCGAGTCTGCCCTCAAACCAAAATACGGAAAGACCCGGCTCGACAAGTTCGGCCACTCGCCCAATTACTTCATCGTCGGGCGGATCCTTGGCACAAAAAATGGAAAACTCCGCATTCCTACAGGCACGCCGGATGAGGCGGAAGCCGAGCTCGTCCACGCCCGATGGAAGCTAGACAACCACGCCGCTGAACAAGCAGCCGAGCAGCCGCGCATCGCGCCGTTTCTCTCATGGTACTACGACACGCACGCCAGCAAGATTGCGTCTTGGGATGCGGCCAAATACACCGTGCCATTGTTGATCGAGTGTTTTGGTTCCTACACTGTGCGCGACCTCATCACCATGGACATCGTGAGCGAGTACAAGGAGCAGCGTCTCAAGGACGGCAAAAAGCCATCGACCGTCAACCGTGAGCTTTCGGTGCTGCGCGCCGCACTCAATCTCGCGCACGAAAAAAAGAAGCTGCTCGACCGCCCGCCGGTCATCAAAGGCGTCCCGCAGCAAAAATGTGACGAGGAAAAAACCGTGACCAAGACATTCACGGTTCAACAGTTGAAGCAACTGGTGCGACTCTCCAATAGATTTCCGGCGCTCTATCGCTTCGTCATCATCGGTATCGCGACCGAGGCGCGGCCGGATGCCATCATGGGATTGACGCCGCACCAGATCGATTTCGATAACGACCTCGTCTACTTGAACCCAGAGAGACGCAAGCAGACGCGCAAGTATCGCCCGGTGGTGCCATTGCCACCCGTCCTGAAACCACTCCTGCGCGCCTGGATCAAAGAAGACAAGCTTGGACCTCACGATGCCTTCGTGCGCGCCCCCAAGAGCGGCCCGCACGGCATCAACCTGTCGTCCCTGCGCGATGCCTGGAAGAAGGTGGTCAAGGATAAGAAAGAGGGGATGGGGCTCGAGGGGCACTATATCCTGAAATCAATCCGCCACACGGTCGCGACGTGGCTGGCCCGGAAGAAGGTGCCCGAGAAGGAGCGCTCGATCCAGATCGGCCACGAGCGGGTCGAGAACCGCAACAAGATGACCGCGGTCTACGAGCACGGCCATGACGATCCTGATTATCTCCAGCACGCCTGCGCGGCGATCAATGAGCTCCTCGAGGAGGTGCTGCGGCGCGACGACGACCTGAAAATCATCGACCTTCTCGCCCACCGCAGGATGGCCGCATAATCGAGCCAGGAGTGTCACCCGGAGGCCCTCGTCGCAAGGCGGGGGCCTTCTTTTGCTTTGGGGCCAGAAACACAAATCCCGCCGGCCTCACGGGGCGTCGGCGGGATTTGCTCGGATGGGTTCCGATGACCGCGGTCAGTATACGAAACCGGGCTAAAACCGCCAAGATGGCCATTCGGGGCCAAGTGGGGCCAAGCAGTTGAAAGTTATCCCTGTGCCGCAGGCATAACTTGCCGCCCCTACTTCCTGGCCGTCGTAGATAGACCGTTGACAATGGCTGTTTTCTGCCACTACTTGGCCCCAATAGATGCGAACAGATGTGTACAGATAAAGAACAAAACGTGGCGCGGGGCCAAGTTGGGGCCAAGCGATTTAGCCCTTCAATTCCCTTACCTGCACGAGGACCACCATGACTACCAGACGTGATCTCACTGGACAACGATTTAGCCACCTTGTTGCACAACGACCGACGAAACATCCCTCCGGGCGCACGGCATGGCCTTGTCAATGTGACTGTGGCAACGAAGTCATCATCTCACCAGCTAGCAATCTTACTGGTGGAAATTCCAAGTCATGTGGCTGCCATAAACATTGGGGACATCGACGTACACACGGCATGAGATACAGCAAAATCTACGCCGTGTGGTGCACCATGCGCGCACGCTGCAATAACCCAAATGTGAAATCGTTCAAGAATTACGGAGGGCGCGGCATCTACGTCTGCAAACGCTGGCAGACATTTGAGAACTTTTTTGCCGATATGGGAAATCCACCGCCCGGACAAACACTCGACCGCATCGACAATAATAGGGAATATGAGAAGTCAAACTGCCGTTGGGCAACCCGTCTCGAGCAGAGACATAATCGCAGGGATAAAAAACTTACTTCTCCATCACGGCAATCTGCTCCTCCAGGGCAATGACCCTTGCAGCTAGTTCCTTACAACTGTTTATAAGCGCGAACGTCAAGGCGGATGCGTCGAGCATCCTGAAATCATCGTAGCGGTGCTCGCCGATCTTGGCCTCCTGCTTGGTCACCATCTCCGGCATAAGGTGCTCGACCTCTTGGGCGATCAGCCCGATGTGCTGCCGATCGTCGAACCCCGTCCCCGGCTTGAACCGGAACGTCACTGGCGCCAGGGCACAAACCTGCTCCAGGCCGGCGCCGTAGGCTTGGACGTCCTGCTTGATCCGGGCGTCACTGGGGTTCACCCAGGCGGTGCCGCTGGCTTTCGTTGCCGTAGCACCGATGATGGTCAAGTTACCGCCGGTATCGAGGTAACCGGCCAGGGCTCCGGGGTTGCCGCTACTATCCGTTACCCCGAACGACAGGCGGTTGGCGGTATCGACCCACATCCCCATGGCCGTATTGACGGCACCCCCGGTATAGGTCGCGATCGCGGCCGGTGTTGCCGAGGTTGAAACGATCCGCCCGCCCTGCTGGCGCAGGGTGCCGCGCGCAAGGGTCGCATTGCCGTTGCTGTCCATCGTCAGGGCGTGGTTATACGTGCCGGCAGCCCCGGCTGCGACACTGGACCCTATGTCGAAGTACCAATTGCCGGTCCCGATATCGAGCCATTGATAGGCGGAATAGCCGCTCGCCAGATTGACGTTGTTCGAGCCGTTGTAGTGGGCATTCCAGAAATACGCGCCTGAGTTCGAGCTAATGTTAGCGCCGATCAGCGCCCCCGACATCATCGGCGACGGCGCCGTTCCGGCCCCGATGAAGATGTTGGCCGTGTTCTTCAACTGGCCGGTCATAGTGTCGCCGGCCTTCAGGACATAGCCGCTGCCACCAGTGCTGCTGCTATCCGAGACCCACGCGCCCCACGTGCCGGCATAGAGTTTACGGTAGTACTTCGTGCCATCGATGAAGTCGCGCGCCTCGATGAATCCGTAGGTCGAATCCGGCGTGTAGATGTAGGCGATGCCGCTGAAGGTGCGGCCGGCCACGGGGGGGTTGGTGGCGGTCGTGTCCGAGGAGAAGGATCCTGAGAGGAAGGTCATGGTGTCGTAGTTGGTGACGACCTGCTTGGCCTTCTCGCCGTTCATGGCGATCAGGGCCGCGTCGGCATTGGTCGCGCCCGTGCCGCCGGCCACGATCGGCCGCGGCAAGTTCAGATCCTGCTCGACGTCGGCCACCCACACGTTATAGGCCGCGCTTGAAATGGTCGCGTTGGACACAGCATCGGTGCCGGGTGGACGGTGGTACACGTTTGAGCCATCACGGGGCATAGACATTGTCCTCCGTGGAAATTGGTTGTGATCGAGAAAGATAGGGATCTGTCAATATTTGCGTAATTGCGCCGCGGACACCGGTAAACGGAATTTGATCTACTCCAGGCCCTCGCACCAGTGGTGCGTTAGCGAAGCGTTCCGCATAAAGCGGGGAATCTCGGGCAACCGCTTCCAACGCGTCTTGGGCGCGTCCGCGAGCTTGCGCATTGGTGTACTTGGCCAACCCGCGACCTGTGAGCCACGTTGCGGCACCTGCCGCTGGGCCGCTGATCCATCCAGGCGCCCCCCATCCCATCAGATGCGCGCCCCCAGCCCCCAAACCACCGCCCGCCATTGAGGTCAGGAACGAACCCAAACCGCCGCCGCCTCCCAGCCAATTCTTGGCCTCGCGCGTCGCGTCGTCGCCGAAGTGCGGCTGAATGATATTTTTCAGGGCGTCGATGGATTCTTCGTTATAGCCGGACCTCTGTAAGTTAGCCTTAGGAGTGTCGGCGAAGAAGGGCCGGAAAGTTTGTCTGGCTGTGTTGTCGAAGTTGAGCCCTGAATTTGCAGATTCCGCCTTGAGTTCTGCAGCACTAATCTTGCCTTTGACATATTGTACTCGTTTATATGCCGCCCAATCTCCACGTGCTTTTTGTGCAAGAGCACCCACTTCAGCGGCGGCGGGCTCGGTGCCGGCGACAACAGATCCAGGGGGAGGATTCTCATAAAAATCCTGTATAGCGTTGCGAACTTTCGCGGCGTGGAAAATGTCGTTGGGATCAGTGAGCCCTGTGAGGGACTGTCGGGTAGATTCGATCTGGCTGGGCGTAACGATCGGCCCGGCCCCGTAAGGCTGGGTATGATAGTTACGCATCTCGTCAAGAGCATTGAAGACTGCCGGGTTGTTCTTGGGCCGGCCACCGCTTTGCCAAATATCTTGTTCAAGGTTATCAGCGATTTGTCCTAAATAGCTGCCGTAATAGCCGGCAGGAAGGTTCTGCAGCGTGGTGTAACGGTTCCTGGCGGAATCATGCAATACATCTTCTTCTATCGGCGCGACGGCCGACGACCGCGGCGGACGAACACCAAAGGCGGTACCGCCACCAGCGCCTAACCCCAATCCCCATTTAGCACCTGTCTCGGCATTGTTCAAATAATCTTGCCAGTTGCCGGTATAGGTATTTCCCGCTCCCTGCGCGGCACCTTGCACCAGCCCCTCGGTTCCGTACCCCAAGGCGCGCGTAACAGCGCCCACAATCTGCGGATATTTGGACGCAAGGGCCGGAAGTTTCGAGGCCAGATATTGTCCGCCTTTGCTGGCCAGATACTCCCCGCCCAGAACCTCGGGAAGGACCGTAGCGGCGGCAGCATTCCCGCCTAAATCTCCCATTTGTGAGGCGTAGGGGCTCCGCGTTCGGGCATCTTCAAATATGTTGACTTGGCGATCAATGGCGTTACTGAGGCTTGTCGGTTGTCCGCTCGTCGCATAATCAAAAAGCCCTGCAAGCCGCGGCGCATTTCCAAAAAGAAGCGCGTTCTCTCCCGTCAAGACGGCGTCGGCCGTCGTTTGTCCCGCAGAGCGCAGCGCCTGAGCAACCTGATCAGACCATGAGACGGGAGGAGAAGGAGGCGTATAATCACCCTCGACGGGCACCATTGGCCCTGGGTCTGCCCCAACATCACTCGTCCCACTCGTCGGCGCGGCTTTGAAATTCGTGATTGCCATCACTGGCCTCCCTTGGGCCGTGGGACCCACAGACCGTTTTTCGAGATCACTGGAACATCATCGATCACTGCCGTTGCGCCATCTGCCAGCGGCCGCGTTGGATCATCTGGATTTACTGCAAACCGATTATGTTCTGCGTCGTAGAGATATTTCTGTTTTGCCTGTTCGCTGAGCCCATCGAAATTAGACCGCGCCGTCACGGCGCGTCGGGCAAACTTCGCATCGATAGACTCAGTGTCGTTTGGGCGCGGGAAAAAATCAGTCAATGTTTTTTCCAGAGAATCATCGCCTATGGCACCGCCTGATTTGGGAGCCGTTATGCCGCGCAGCGCATTCGCCCATCGCACTGCGCCGCTGTAATCCTGTGAGAACTCGGGCGTCATGAGCGACGGCTGTGCAAACTCTGGTCCTTTTAGGCCAATCACATTTCTTCCCCAAGGGCCGGGGTCCGTCAGTGTCTTTCCTTTGTGGTCGCCACTCATTTGCAGTTCCGCCTGAAGCATGGAAATCAATCCTGTTACTTTTTGCTGTTCAAGTGGATCGAGCTTTGTGATCGCGGGCGGAACTTGGAAAGTGCCATATCCGCCTGCCGTTCCAGATGTGGGAGCCGGGGCACCTCCGCCTCCGCCTCCGCCTCCGCCTGCGCCCGCCCCTTGGGCTGGAGATATAATAACAGGCACGCCGCCTACCTCCTGAGTCTTCGGTGTCGCGGCCTCGCGCTGCGAGGCTTGAATATCTAGGCCGGTTTTAACGGCTTCCGCCCGCTTCTGGCCCACCCCCATATCACTCGCCCTCTCTAGATCCTTCAGTTGCTGCCATCGGGCCAGGACCGCATCGTCGTCGCGGTTCTTACTCGTGTTGTAGGCGGCGCGCTGGTTGGCAAGGATGGCGGCGTTCTGCCGCGCCGCCGCCTGCTCGCTAGCGCTGAACATGGGATTGATCGCGGCTGCGTTATAGTCGTCTTCCGCCTGTGTCACCTTTAGATCCGGACGTCGCGCTGGTTGCGGCCCCACCCTCGGGAAGATCGGAACAACCGGCGTTGCGGCGGGAGGTGCCGGTTGAATGTCGGTCGGTGTCGCCGGCGTTCCGGCAGCAGCGCTGGCCACCACCGGCACCGGCGGTTTTCCGGTTATGGCTTGGACAATACCGTCGCGTCCCAAAGCCGGCAGCACGGTATCCGACACGGGGTAGTGGCCCTCGATCTTGGCCACCTGTTGGTTCATCGGCAAACTTGGGGCGACGTAGTTAGCTGTGAGGTTAGCGGCCGACGTCCCTTTGCCGGTGAGGAGATTGGTGCCGCCGGTGGCGCCCTGCTGGTGCATCAGCGCGTCCTCAAGCTGGTTAGGATCCCGGCCCATAACGCGTTTGAACATATTAATATTATCGCCGGTCAATGCGATGGTCGCGCGTGCGCTCTGGACCGGATCGCTGACGTCGGTGACGCCGTACTGCTTCGCGGTCGGCCCCTTGATCCCGAACGGATTACCTGACCCACTCGGGCCACCCTCGCCCATGGCCACGCCGGTGAGATAGCGCCGCCAATCAGGGTCAGGCGTCGCCTGCATGATCGCGTCCGTGATCGCGGCTGAAGGCGAGCCACCGGAGCTTGTCGTTGGCGGAGCGGTGTCAGGTGTGGGGGCCGGAGCGGCGTCAGTTGTGGGGACCGGAGCCGTGTCTACCGGACCCGGCTCGACGTTCGGTGCAGGGGGCGGCACCGCACCTTGTGCGGGCGGTGGCGGGATACGGCGTAAATACTCCGCATTGCGCTCCGCCTGCGCCTGCGCCAGTTGTCGTTCCGTGCGCTTCTCCAAGGCACTCGCAAGGCTGCTCCCGAGCGAATACAGACCCTCGCCGAATGTCTTAGGGGCGGCAAAAGTTTGCGAAGCAAGCGCTTGGGCAATCGCCTGCCGGCGCACCAAATCTTCATAACTGATGCCGGTATTGCCGCCAAAAATCGTTGATGTGGCTGGATCAGACATCACACATTCCCTTTACTACCATCCAGCGCCGCCGGTGTACGGAGTGGCTCCGCCAATCCTGTAACCGCCGCCACCACCCCCCAAACTTCCCCCAAGGATCGACGCCCCGCCCAACGAACCGCCCAGCCCCAAAATTCCGCCCATGATCGAGTTCCAGCCCGACATGCCGGTCTGGTAGTTCTGCTGCTGCTGATTGAAGTTCGTATTGATCAATCCGCCCACGTCGGTGGTCGGGATCGAGTAGTTGGGCGTGTTAACGAAGTTCGGGTTGCTCACCTGCGCGCCCGACATCAGCGCCGTGATCTCGTTGATGGGTTGATTGCGATTGGCGTATTGTTCGGCCAGCCACTGCGCGCGGGTGGTATTCTTGGCGTTGTAGATCGCCTGCGCCTCCTGCGCGCCCTGTGTCGTGACGCCGAGGCGCAGATCGTTGGCCTGCCGGTTATAGTCGTCCATCGCGCTGGTATACGCCTGCGAGCCATAGCGGATGCCCTGGTCGGCCAGTCGCTGCTCGATCTGGCTGCGCTGCCGGTCGAGTTGCGGATTAAGGCGACCGAAGAGCGCGTTCTCGACCTTGAGACTGTTGGGGCTATCCGGCATCAGGTCGGCCGCAGTTCCAGCCGCCGGCGCCGAGCTCAGATCGAGATTGCTCGACAACAGGTCGCCGATGCGTCCCGACTGTGTGCGGGCCAGGGTCGCGAGATTGAGTTGCGCGCCCTGGTTCTGATCCAAGATCGCCTGCTGCTGCGGCGAGAGCGTCTGCGTGGCCGTGAATTGCGGGATGTCATACTGGGCGCCGGTGTAGGGGTCGTTCCATTTGTAGGTGCCGGTCTGGCCATAGGTCAGGTTGCCGTAGGGCGTGACCTGATTGGTGTTGTTCAGCCACGCATTGGCGACGCCGCTGCCAACGTTGGTCGATTCCGAGGCGCGGGCCGTGTCGACGGGGTTGGGCGGCGTGGGGGCTGATGGCTTACCCATGGTCAGTACCTCCGCGGCAACATCGGCATTTGTTGGGGCGGCGACGGTGCCGCCACACGACGTCCCGGCGGCACCGCCTGTCCCACGGGTGGGTTGACGGGTGGTGGGGATCCCATTTGCGGGACAGGCGGAATGTACACCTGCGGCGGCGGGTTCGACACCGCCATCATCGCGCGGACGATCGCGTCACGCTGCGGCGAGACGTTCTGAGAATACTTCATGGTGATGCCCAAACCGTTTGTTGAACTTATTGTTGGCCCAATCCTCATAAGTAAGTGTTCCGACCACTCCGTCCTCGTTGCGCCCAAAGAGGCGCGCGATTTTCACGAAGGCGTAGCCCTGCACCGCGAACATGCGCAGCAGGCGCTCGTCCGATGCCTTCACGCGCACAACCACCATCTGGCACTGACACTGCAAAAACGGATACTGATAGTGCCGCGCCATGGTCTCGCGCGTGTACCAGCCGCTCCCCGGCACAGCAGCGCTCGAAATTTCCATAATCCCCGCCTCGGGTTCCCAGTTGTGATACACGAGGCCGGCAATGAGATCGTCATCGTCGGCGATGCCGATCGCCCTGCAAGCTTCCCAGCCGCGCCGGCAATGCGGGATCCTCTGCGCGACCCAGGCGGCGACGACGTGGTGGCTGTTGTAGAGATAGGACAACATCACACGGTCACCCCGCGCGGCTCATAGGTTGCGCCGATGGCAATCAACTCCACGATCGGCTTGGTCTGCTGCGACACCGTCACCTGCACGATCGGCGCGTGGCTGTAGCCGGTCATGCCGATCGAGACCCACTGCGTGTTGTGCACGGTCGGCTTGCTCGGCCCCGGCTGATCCCACTTGGCGACGTCCCACTTGCCCTCGTCCCAGACATCGAACAGGGCCGGATCCTCGCCGGCCGGCGGCGGCGGCGGCAGCGTCACGATGTAGTCGACCGTCGTTGCAAGTTGCGGCTGGAACGGCTCGCCATAGTTGGCGCGGAACGTTGCTCGCGCCTGATGCCACGTTACTTCTGCCGGCCCGCCGGGGAATGCGCCCCAAGCCATGACAAGGGTCGCGACGTAGGGCAGCCCATCGTCGTTGCCGGATTGATCGGCCTGCATGATGATGCCGCCCTGCGTACCGAAGAACATATCGCCGCGCAGGCGGATAAAGCAGGTCGCATCCCAGCCGGTAAAGCGCGCCCATGCGTTCGTGCCGGGGTTCACAGCCAGACAGTATTGACTGCCGACCACGCCGCCCGGCAGCGTGACGAATATGCCGCCGTACTCGTCCCACTTCTTCATCGTCCAGGCCCAATCGCGTTTGGCCAGCACCTCGTCGCGCCACATGCTGCGGATCGGCAGCGTCACCGCGGCCAGATCGAGCACGGTCACATCCTTGGTGATGGCCTGGGACACAGGGATGATGCCGGCAACCGTCGCGATCAGGAGATCGCCGCCGACCTGCATATGCGCATTCATGCCCATGGGCGGCGAGATCGTATAGCGGCCTTCTTGCTGCCAATTGTCGACGCTCGACGGATCTGTACCGCTAAAAATCAGGACTTCCCCGAGGTCGGTCACAAAGCAGCACTTCTCGTCCAGGCCATTGCCGGCGTCCATCGACCACGACGCGCCGAAGAGAAGTTTGCCGCCCTTTGATGCCGCCCCTGAGAGCGGGATCATCGCGAGCGCGCCCTGGATGGAATCGATCGGCAGATACCACGCGTTCATGGATCCGCCCTCGATGAAAAACCATCGATTGCGGTACTTCCACACATACGTCAGGTTCTCGCCGGCCACGACCGAGGATCCGGGTGGCCCGGTGATCTGGCCGCTGTTGAGCACGGTCCACGCCGCGCCATCGAAGCGCAGCGGTGGATCGCCGCCGTCGTTGACCGCCATGAGGTAGTCGCCCGCGGCGTTGGCCATCTGGGAAGCGCAGTAGTTGCCCGAGGTCTGGCCGGATGCGACCAGCGTGGGTGTGCCGGCGCCCGTGACGTCGTAGAGCTTGGTCGCATTGCCGGCGAACATATGCTGCACATTGCCGCTGGCGTACTCGAAAGCAGAAATCACCGGCGTGCTCTCGGGCAGCACGCACCACCGCACACAGCCGCCGCGGAGCGCCACGCCCTGCATCGTAGGCTTCCAATTGTCTTGAATCGATGCGCTCCCCGGCGCCATCTGCGTGAGATTGGCGCTCACGTTCAACCCAAGCGTCGGCGCCGGCAAATTGACGGACTGGACCTGCTGCGCGACCTGCGGCGGGACTGGCGCGCGGCGAAAGGCTTGGTAAGCGGCCATATCTCAGAGCCTCACATCCGTGCCGCCGATGCTCAAGAGCACCATGATGACGATCACCGCGGCGATCACCACGATGGCAATGTTGATGAACTTGCGCGCCGGCTCGGGGATCGGGATCTGCGACAGGATGTAGTAGACCAGCGAGATCACAATCGCGACGACCGCGAGGACGATGATCAGATGGATCATGTGCTGTCTCCTTTATTGGGGAAATCGACGCCCATGTGTATTTCCCTCAATGATTCGGGAACGCCGCTGTCGGCGGCGTGAACGTTGTCCCGCCCGGATACCGACACACACCCTTGGTGATGCGGAGATCGTCGATGTAGCCGTCGAAATAGTTAATCAGACTTGGAGCTGCGTTAGACCCGTTGTTAAGGACTCCGATGCGAAGGAAATCCGCCGAGTCGCCGATTGCGGAAGCGGCGCTTGCAGCGCCCTGAACGCCGTTCAAATAGCCCCTGACTAAAGTCCCGTCGCGCACTGCCGCAATATGTTGCCATGCATTAAGGGTCACCGCTCCGATACCTGATCCTAGCGCACTGAATTGAATGAGCGCGGCACTCGTGCGCAAATACCAACCGGTCAAGTCGCTTGATGTCTGCGCGATGATCGTGGCGGTCGCACCGGGAACGGAAAGCTGGTAAATCCACATCTCGATGGTGTAGTCACCGCTGCCAAGCGCAAACACGACATTGTCCGCAATCGTAATATATTGCGATGACGCAGCGACAAACTTTATCGACGCCGTGCCGTACTTGACCTGTGTTGTCGATGTGACCGCGCCGGCAACCACTGCCGTCAACGCATTGCTGCTACTGTCCGTGATCACCGTTCCATTGTTTGCGCCATCGCCGTGCAACAACAGCGAGACGCTGGCGAAGTTGGGATCGCTTGCAGCCGCCGCAGCATGGAACTGCCCCAGTCCACTGCTCGATGCCGCCGCGAATGATCCGACCACCGGCATGGCGTTCACTTGAACTGCGTCTGCGACGCCAGCACCGTATAGGTCGATGCCGCCGTCTTGATAATGGTATACACGTACGCGTCGATCCCCGACACATTGCCCGCCGCCGGTGCGCCGCCCTGCCACTTGGGCGTCACCGCCGTCCCGTCGATCGTGAACGCATTGTTGTAGAACGCCGTTGTGCCCTGCGCCGCCATGAACGCCACCGTCACGCTATCGTTGACCGCCATGAACGTGTTCAGCGTCACCGTGCTGGAGGCGCGCACATTGATTGTCCAGTTGGCCGTGGCATTGGTCGTGTAAAACAGGTTGCTCTGGGTCAGCGCATCGAGATTGATCGTGCCCGTCGCCGCCGTCGCGCTTGGTGTGGCTTGCTCCAGGATCGTGGTCAGCTTGGCGGTCGATCCTGTGAGCTTCGCGCCCAGCGTGATGCCCGTCGCCGCCACCGAGATGTAATTGGTCGTCGTACTGGTGGCGTTCGCGCCGACGCTGGTGCCGATCTTGAGAACCCACGACCCGCCCGCCTGATCGAAATCCGCAATCGCCGTATAGCCAGCCGTCAACGCCTTGGTCGCACCGGCAGAGAGATAAGCATTGTGATAATACGCCTTGCCGCTCGAGACGTTGGCGCTCGCCAGCACCGTGCCCGCCGCCAACCCCGACGGCTCGGTCGCCGCCGTCACCGAAATGCGCGAGGTCGAGAGCAGCGCGCCCGTCAGCGTGCCGCCCGCCAGCGGAAGGACTTGAGCCCATGTCGCGCTTAGACGCCCATAGGCAGTGCCGTCACTCGGCGCATCGGCCAAACCGCCGCCCGTTCCTGCGACCTGCCAGGACGCATCCGACCCGCGCCGGGCATAACTCTGGCCGTCAGTCGGGGCTTCGCCAATCTTGGCGTTGATGTTTGTCTGCAGCGTAGTGTCGGCGTTGGTCCGGTTGGTCGTCTCCGTGCTCAGCGCCGCCGTCGTCGCCTTCGCCGCCAAATCCGTAACGAGGTTGGTGACATCGCTCTCGGCGATCGGCAGCGTCGGTGGATAAGTCGCCGGTTTGCCGGGCAGCGCCGTGTATGTCATCGCCGTCCAGGTCGTGTTGCGACGCGTGTAATACTGCGAATCCGTCGGCGCCTCGGCGATCCCGCCACCCCCACCGGTCGGCGAAGGCTGCCACGTCGCATCGGAGCCGCGGCGTGAATACAGCGTCCCGTCCGTGGGGGCTTCCGGCACAACACCCTGCGGCCCTTGCGGCCCCGCTGGTCCTTGCGGCCCTGGCGGCCCCTGCGGGCCTTGCAGCGCGACATTGAAGTTCACCGGCTCGCCGGGCGGGCCATACGACGACGACAGCGGGGTGCGCCCGATGATGATCGGCGATGGCTTGTCGGTGCCCATGGCCTTGGCGATCGCATCACCGAAGGTGCCGAGATCCTCGGCATAAGCCGCGCCCTTTTGCGCCTTCCATTGCCAAATCATACCAAGCTTGAGCACGCGCTCGTCGAGCCGGAAGGTGTCGCCATCGGCCATGAACTCGGTGCCGACACCGCCCGCGGCCACGTTGATGCAGTTTTTGTCGATGTAAACGAACGTGGCCGTCACGCCCACGCCCATGGCCGGGAAAATGTGGATCTGCCCGCCGTAGATCGTCCACTCGCCATTGCCGTCGGTGTAGTTGGCCGCCCGCCGCTGCATCCAGACGTCAGTGTCGGGAACAAAGCGCATCGGGATCTGCGTCGAGGTCGAGCGCCACACGTTGGCGGTCAGCAACATGCGCTTGAAGTTGGCCGGCAGATCGAACGCGGTCGTGACGCCGTCACCGACCAGGGTTGCGCTCAGTTTAAGTTGGGTCCAATCGCGGTCGTCATAGGCAATGCGCTGCGCCATCTCGTTGGCGAGCGCCAGCATCTCCTGCATAGTGCGGTTGCCCGTGATGTTGGAAAAGATCGACGAGGTGTCGGAAACACCAACAACCCGCACAACCTCCTTAACCACGGACAACAATGTCATGTCATGCCGCCTTGGTCTGGCAGTCCTGGGCCATACGCACCAGGGTCTTGCGGTTCATCGCGCCGTGCGGCTCGTGACCGGTCTGCGTGGTGATGAACTCGCGCAACTGATCGAGGCTCATGTTGTCGAACGTCGCATCGGGCGCCGGCTGCGCCTCCTTCAGGCGTTTGACGTCCTCCTCGAGGATCTCGTTGCGCGCTTTGAGTTGTTCGAGCTCGGCGATGGCCTTGGTGTTGACCGCGTTGGTCTTGCTCTCCTCGATGTAGGCCATGGCTTGGTTCTTGAGCTCACGCCCGTTGTAGCCAAGATTCTTGAGCTCCTGGCCATCGATGCCGCTGAGCGCCTCGACCGTGTAGATGTTCTGGGCGCGGAGCTCGGCGCGTCTGGCTTCCGTGAGGAATGGCGCGTGCGTGAGCGGCGTTCCCGCCTTCGTCTGCGCCGTCTGCATCTTGAATTGCCGGTACTGATGCGCAAAACGCTCGGCATAGGTGACCTTGACCTGATTGCCGCCGTACTGATCCGAGGACCAGTGCGACACGGCCATGGCCGGAAACACGCTGACGCTGCGCGAGCCGGGGAACCGCACCTCGACGATCTCGAGGTCGTCATAGATCGGCCGGCCGTGCTCGGCGGTCTTGGCGTCGTTCAGGACCGCGTGGTTCTTGAATACGACGACGAGCGCCGCATCGGGGTCTTGTGGGGGCATTTTGGAACTCCTTGTTAATTCTTCCGGCCATGGTGGGGGTGAAAACCATACTTCTTTTCACCGTCTTTTCGGGCGGTGATTGCGTCTTCGATGTTTTTATAAGAACCCAAGTTAATGAACGTCCTGCCACGTATGATGTAGGACTGCCAAAGGTCGCCCTTGGCAACATATCTAACGCCGGTAGTCCCGCTCGAATTATCTACATGACGAGCAGCATTGCGCCCGTTTTCTTTTCGCGTGACAGAGCGAAGGTTTGACCATTTGTTGTTTTTACGATCACCGTCTATGTGATCAATTTCGATAGGGTCAACACCAGTCATCCATTTCCACGCAACACGGTGAGCGGAAAAATTTATTCCGTTGATTGCGCCGTGCTTGTAACCGTCACCTTTTATTGCGGTGAAGGCCTCCTTCCCGGCCCATCTAGCATTCCATTTATCGCGATTGTGCTTAATGCCGTGGCCGCCGTCTGTAAAAAGCGAGATGTCTCGCTTCTTCCAAGTCAGGCTTCCTGTTGCATGGTCGTAATCCAATAACATCCTCAGATGCCCTTGATCCGGCAGTTTTCGCATTTGATTTCTCCTAGGCTAGGTTGCCAGACCAGCCTAGGAGATGTCTATCAGCGTAGTCAAGAAACTCAATTAAGTTGCTGGGTTTGAGTCGAAGAAGCGCCAATTAAATAACGGATTGACTTGCGTCAGTTCACCCATCCAGCCGATGAACTGCGCGATGGCGTCTTTATCTATTGGCATCTGGCCGTCCCCGTCGAACAATTTGTCGAAGTTGCGGTTGGGGTGATAGCGCAGGCGGAAGCTGTCGGTGTTCAGCCCGAAGGTGGTGTTGGCCGGCATGTTGGATCCGATGCCGCCGTCGAGCACGATCTCGGCGCGCTTGCCACCGCCGATGTATTCGACCGAGGTGAACCCAAGCTGGCCGAGTGAGGTGTCGTTGGTCTGACGCTGGATCGCCACCGTGGCCGCATCGTAGGCGGAATAGTGCTCGGGCGACATGATCAGGAGATCCGCATACTGCCGGCCGCGCGACTGCTTGATCATGATGTAGTTGAGAAACGGCCGGATGGTGGTGCCGGTGACCTGCGTCCCGATGGTGGTGGCCATGGTCTGGGCGTCATAGGTCTTGGTCTGCCAGATGGTGGCGGTCGAGCGGTCGATGCCGCCGTAGGTGCCGGTGTTGGTGACGATCGGCACAGCCGTGGCGAGGCCGGTGATCTGCTTACCGCCGTTGGCCGTGCCGTCGGAGTAGAGGCCGGCGTCCATGGTGTCTTCGAGCGAACGCTCGGCCGCGTCGATGTAGCTGTCGTAGACGTCCATCAACTGGTTTTCGCCCTCGTTGTTCAGGATCTCCTGCATCGACAGGATCACCGGCACGACCACCATCTTGGGATCGAAGTAGGCGTCGTTGAACAGATCGAGCGCGGGGTTCAGAAGTTGGTCGTAGCCCGAGTACCATTGCGCAACGTTCTTGCTGATTTGCAGCGTCTGGCGGATGCGTGGGCCACTATAGGTCTGCCAGAGTCCTTTGCGCCGTATGACGGCGAGCAAAGCGTTATTGTTCGAGACAAGATCTTGATAGCCGCTCGAGCGCTGCTCGAGGGCCATCGACAGGATCTGCTGATATGCAGAATTGGTGTTGATGTTTGGCATGATGCCTCCACAACGGTTTCATGGTTCAGAGCGAGCCATTGACGCGGTTGATGGCGTTCTGGATCGCCTCACGTCGACCGACAGGCTTCTGGTTGCGTTTCGATGTCCCGTTTGAGGGGCCGGCATCGGGTGCGCCAGAAATAGACTTATCGGCAGGTCGGGTCTGAGCCGTTGTGGGATTGCGGGTCTGAGCCGCATGTGACGGTGTTTCGGATTCAGCGATCACGTAGGCTCTCTTGAGACCGAGGTTCGGGTTTTCCTCAAGTATCCCTTGAATCGAGGCCCCAAGTTCATCGAACCGCGGGTGTGTGTCGGCGAACTGATCGACCTGACCGCGGGTCTGGGCGTAGTGCTCTTGATATTGCATCCGCTGCGCGTGCTGTTCAAGCGTCTCCATGCGCTGCTGCATGTTCTGCATCTGGTGTGACTGCGCCATCTGCGCGTTGCTGTTCTGGCGCATCGCGAACTGCTCGGGTGTCTGGCTGACGATGTGGTGCGCAATGTCCCGGAGCGTGATCTGCCGGCCATCGGGGGTGCGCAAGTTGAGATTGTTGACGATGATGTCCAAGCCACTCAGCGGATCGGCGCGGAGCTTCATCTCCATGCCGACGTAGTTGCTGAGCGCGCGATCGAGCGTCGTGCCCTGCTTGGTGGCGAGCTCGTGATAAGGCCGGATCGTGTTCATGGCCTCATGGTCCGCGCGGTAGCGTTTGATGCCGCCCTCGGTCTCCTGAATCATGCGGTGCATGTCGCCGCGGACGCTTTCCGGCGTTGCCGCCCAATCCGCCTTGGCCTTGTCGCTCAAGCGCTGCGGCGGCTCCCGGTAGGGCGCGGCCTCGGCGAGGGGCTGCGGTTTTTGCGGTTCTTGCGGTTTCTGGGTTTGTTCCTCGGCCCTTGGTTGTGGTGAAGCGAACCGGCCGCGGTCGCGTGGTTGTTCTTTAGGCGGCTCTTTAGGCGTTTCCTTCACCGTCTCTTCAGGCGGCTGGTTGTGCCCGATCTTGGCCTCGGCCTTAGGGGCCTTGGCGGCTTGCTCCTTGGTGGCCTTATCGAACGCCGCCTGGATGGCCTCCCTGCGGCTCTGGGGGCGGTGCTCGGAGCCCTTGATCTGGTCGACCGGTTTGTCTGGCGCCTGCTGTCCGACCGGCGTAGGGCTGTTGGTGGGGTTTTGGTTAACGACAACCTCGTTGGCCGGCGCGGGGACGGGGGTTGGGGCCTGCGGTGTGACGATGTCAGACATGGTTATCCTCCCCTGACCTTTTTGATCGCGCCCTTGACCACGGCGCGGCGCTTGTCGGCGCGGTTGAATTCTTTGGCGACCTTCTGGCTGATGCCGGCCTCTTTCGCGAACTGAGCGTCATGCGCCGCCGCGGCCATGAAGCGTTTCTGTTTGGGCGATGTGCTGGGCATCAGCGTGCCTTCCATTTCTCGAGCGCAATCTTGAGATCCCGGCGCCGCTGATCCTTCTGGCTGGCCGTCGCGCGCACTTTGGGTTTGGGTTTCTCGTTGCCGACCTCGATCAGCCCGAGGCTTTTTCCCACCGCGCGGAACTTGCTCTTACTGTCGTAGAACCGGCCATCAACTTGCTCGACGAGCGGCATAGTATCGGAGATGATGAAAGGACCACGTGCACGCGCCTCTTCCCCCGGTGGTCGCGTTGACCAACGGTTGGGGCCGATACGGTAGAGCATGGGTCAGCGTTTCAGTTTGGCGTGCGGATAATATTTGCGGATGTAGGCCAGCAATTCGCCGCGCGCCTCGTTGCGGGCCATCAACAAGATGGTGCCCTGCTTGAAAAAATCCGCGCTGGTCGGTGATTTGATCACACGCGTTTTGGCCTTATCGAAATCGTAGTCGAGCTCAAGGAACGCCATGGTCATCGAGACGAGCTCTTCCGCGCGCTCGACGTCACGACGGTCCTTGAGTGTTAGTCCGACCATGGTCAGCGGTCTTTGTGCTTATTATCGTGCTTGGCGTCATCGCCCTTGTGTTGTTCCGGCACTTCCACCACGGGGGGCACCGGGGGCGGCTGCGTTTGGCTGCCGGGCGGTTCGTTGATGCTCTTCATGTCGCCCGCACGCGAAGGATCCCCCTTGGCCGGATCGGGCTTGGGTGGTGTGGGCGGGTTCTCGACGAGGTGCGACGGCTTGTGTTCGCCTTTATCGTGCTTGGGGTCGGTGGTCATGTGTCTCTCCTTAGCTGAAGGTCAAAGTCTGAGCCGCCGTCGTCACGGCCCCTCCGGTGATGACGGTCACTGGCCACGTGCCGGCGGTCGCCTTCTTGGGCGCGGCCGCCACGGTCAGTGAAGTTGGCGATGCCACGACGGTCACTTGCGCCACGCCGTTGACGTATACCACGCTCTGGGATGTGAAGCCCGTGCCGGTCGCGGTCAGGGCGAACGTGCCGGTGCCCGACGCGGTCGTGGTCGGTGCGATCGACACCAGCGTCGGGTTGGTGGCCGGCGACAGCGACGAGGCGTGCTGCTGATTGGGCACGTTGGTGTAGTTACCCAAGACGCTCAAGGTCTGCAATTGCCCGTTCGGACTCGGGTTGGCCGAAGCAGCCGTGAAGATCACGACCGTGCCAGACGCCTCCGCGGCAGGGCCGCTGACCGGCGCCGCAATCGCCGTGATCGCTCCCGCCGTGCCATCATCGATCGGCGTCAGGCCGGGGGTGGAGGGCGGTGAGCCATAACTCACGAAGCTGAAATTGGTCGGGGGCGTCGGGTTGGCGACCGTGACGGTCGTGGTGCTTTGGGCCATGATGGCTTACCTCCAAATGGGACGTTGCTGATACGGGGGCGTTGCAGGCAGGTTGGTGGGCGGAACGGCTGGGAGCGGCACACCGCCTATGCTGGCATTGGCCAAATTGGCCCACGGCTGCCGCTGCAGCAGAGACTGCCCCAAGTCCTGAGCCATAGAGGAGCGATAAGCAGACGGATCGAACAGCGATCCCATTTGCGGACCCTGTTGCGGCAATTGCAGCTCGCGGGCACAGCCTGCGCGGGGAGTGCGGACATCGGTTGCGCCGCCCGGAAGGCCGATATCTGATTGAGATAGTCGCCGCTTTGCGGGGCCACCTTGGCAGTGTTAAGTGGTGGTTCTGTGCCGGGCGTTACATGCGTTAAATATGTATCGCTCATGGGTTCATCCTCACCTTTGGTATTGGTCCTGCGCCATTAGTTGAAGCCCCCGCTCTCGATCTTGGCCTGCGCCTGCTTGGCCATCTGCGTGAGCTTGGCGATATGCGCCTGCTCAGCCAGCATGGCCTTTTGGCGGTTCAACTCCATCTCTTGCGCGCTCTGCACCATGTCCATCTGGTGCTGCTCGCGCTCGTGTATGGCCTGCAGATTGAGCCGCTGCGCCTTCTCCGCAGCGTCGGCCACCTTGCTTTGCTGATCGGCTGCGGCGATCGTCTGATCGCTCTGGATCTGGGCCTGGGTGTTCTGGGTCTTGGTGGCGAGCTCGGCCTGCTTCAGTTGCGCATCCTGTGCGTCTTTCTGCTTCTGATACTCCAGTTTCATCTGAGCAACCTGCACGGCCGGGTTCTGCGGCTGCTGCTGCGGTCCTTGGCTCTTCATCTGCTCAACCAGCGTGTCGACGGCGCCGTCGAGCGAGCGGCCGGCGCGGAACGGCGCGGTCGCGAACTTCAGGAGTTCACCGCAAAACTCAGCAGTCTGCGGCTGGGTCGAGATCATCTGAGCCAGTTGGGGGAGAAGTTGCGACAGCACGCCGACAAACTCACTGCGGCGCTGCTTCTCGCCGTTCTCGTCGGCCATGATCGTTGAGTCGGTCTCGATATCGAGCACAAACGACTTGGAGCGGTTGTCTTTCAGGAATGTCAAGACCTGATCGATCGTCGGCTTGGCCAGGAGCACTTGGATCTGCTGCTGGCCCTGCGCCATCAATTGCTGGCCCTGCGCCATGATCTGCTGGACTTGCTGCGGGTTCTGTTGCGCCATCTGCTGGGCTTGGGGATTGGCTTGCAGCATCTGCTGGGCCTGCTGCAATTGCATCTGGATCTGCTGCGTCTGCGCCTGGATCTGCGTGACCTGCTGCTCGACCATGCGCTTGGTCGGGAGTTGCGTTTGGCTCATCTCGATGATCGTCACCGGATCGAACTTCTCGGTGATGATCTCACTCGTGATCTCCACGAGATCCCGCGCCAAGCGCACGACCTCCTGCTGCTTGTCGCGAATGCGCACCGAGCCGTACTGCGTCTTGAGCTCCTGCGCGCCCAGCGTCTCGTTGGGATCGGTCGCGCCGCGCATGATATCGGACAGGCCCATAATCTGATAAACGTCGTCGATCACCTGCTTGCGCAATGCCACCAAGCCAGTGATCGTCTGCGCGATCATGTCGATCGGCAGCCAGAGGATGACCTCTTTCGAGCCGCCGAAGGCCGCCCAATTCGAGATCGGCACCAAGAGCCGGCCCGGCGTCTTGATCTTGATCGCGGTCTCGATGGCATCGGCGATCTCCGAGCCGCCCGCCGGATAGAACCCCTTCACCTCGAGCGCATCGCTGAGCGCATGGATACGCGACGTCAGGAGATCGATCTCGTCAAGTTGGTCCTTGTACTGCATGACGTCGGGCACGGGCACCAGGGAGCCGCGCTGGACCGTGCCGTAGGCCGGCTTGGGGCAGGGGAAGAAATTCTGGAGCTCGAGGTGCGGATCATCCTCGTCGAGGATGTCCTCGCAGCCCTTCGCGACCCACACCACGCGCTGATCGGCCTTGTTCCAGATCTCCCAGAACTTGGCGCGCTCGCGGTTGTCGGCGCCGCCGACCTGTTTGCCGTCGCGGTCGACGCGATACTCCGCGTCTTTGTAGGCGTCGCCGCTGCTGACCTTAAAGCGCTTCCTGGCCTCCTGGCGCGTGAGATAGCTGGCCGCAGCCACCCACGTCACCTCGGGCCACGTGCGGCTGATCGAATGCAAGAAGTCGCGGCGGTTCTTGAAGTCGATGCACACGCGCTCGGTAGCGTAGTAACCGCGGCTATTGGCGCTCTCGTAGCGACACCACGCCACGCCACGGCCGATGAGCGCCACGTCGTCACGCACCAAGATCATCAGGTCATTGATGCGCGTGAGATCGAAGGCCACCGTTGCGCAGCGTTCCATGACCTCGGATGCGGCCTGATAGACCGGCCGGCGGTCCTTGAACTTGGGCACCACGACCGGCACGGGCGGCTTGGCGTAGATCGACGGCTTGATCACCTCGCAATTGGCCCAGAACATCTGGAACTCTTTGTCGGGCCGGTGCGAGAGGCGTTCGAGGGATGCGAACTGGCGATCGATCTTATCGCAGTGATCGTTCCACTGCGAAAACACCTTCTCGCTTTCCTCGAGGAGGTTGAGCCACGCCTTGGCGCTCGAGGGCTCGATGGTCGGGTTGTATTCTTGATCGTCGGTGCGGATGTCTTCTGCTTCACTCATAACAGCCCCACAGAGCGCCAGAACTTGATCTTTAAACGCCGTTTACTCACGCGAGGTCGACATGCGCGTCGCGGCCAGTAGACCTGCGCCAACCGCGTCATGCCGCACTTAGCGCACACCTCCATGTTGACGTGCATAGGGCTATGCCGACGAGGGGCGCCATGATCGTCGGTGCGGATGTCGTCTGCTTCACTCATGGTCTTGACCGAATAGCCAACGTCCGTTGAGATACCAAGACGGCGGTGCTTTACTGCCTGCGGGCGTTCCGAAAACCAGAGGGTTTATGATAGAATTGGGGTTTATGCCGTCACGCCTTCTGTCTCTTTTATCAACAACAACGAAGCTTGCCTGTTGCTGTGCCATTTTGCGGATGCGTTCGCGCTCCATGACCACGCGGCGCTCTTCAACAAGCGCCTCTTCCCACAAGTCGCGTTTGCGCGTTTTCACGCTATCACGCAACGCGCTATCAGTCTTCACAAGCCGCGCCCCCAGGATGCGCTGGCCCGTGGAAATGATCTGCCGACATCGTTCCTTTGAAAGGTCAAGTCTCTCGCCGATCTCGCGCAGCGTCATCGGATCGCAGTTCATGCCGTGATAGGCACGGATCATGTATTCCATGCGTGGATCGCGCAACGCCAGCATCTGCTTTCGCAGCGCCGTAATCCTTTCCTGCGCGATGAGGATGTCCTCTGGCGTAGGGGCGCCACCCGGCAGTAGGCGGGGGGCAGGGACAGCCGGGTGACGGACCGTCACGAGCGGGGGGCTCATGACGGTCATAGTTGGATCCCTCGCCGCGGCACGTCGAGCGGTGGCGGGATGATGAAGCCTTGCGGCCTGGGCGGCTGCACGATGCGCCGCGGCGCCTTCTGATAAGCGAGCGCGAGATAGCGAAACGATGCGGCCGGGTGCGACGTCCAATCGTGCACGTCGGTCGGCCTGAAGGCCTTCTTCTCATCGTCCCACTCGCGCCGGTATTGCTCGAGCGCGGCGATCAGTGTGAGTTCGCACCGCGGATGAAACACGCACAGCGGCAGCGTGCGGCGCGCGGCATTGATCCCGTCCTGGAACTTGGCGAACGGCACAAGAATCGGTTTCATGCCGAGCTCACGCATGGCCTCGACGCGCGTCTTGCCCGCAATCCATTCCATGACCTTGATGTCGTGCGGCACGTAGTCGTGACCATGTATCCAACCGTGCTCGGCCTCGCGCTCGGCAATCACGTCGACGTAGTGATCGAGCCCGACCTGCGACGCGGCGTAATGGTCAAGCACAAAGATCTGCGCACCCACCACCTGAAACCAGATGATCGACGTATCGTCCTTGGTGCCGATATCCCAGGCGCGGTGCACCGGCTCCCCCGGCAGCGCATCGATCTCGAGGATGCGCCCCTCTTCGCGCACCTGCTGCATCTCGAGCGCAAAGTACGCACCGAGGATCGCCGCATTCCAATTACACAAATACTCCTGTTCATACTGCGCGCGGCCGACATCAAAACCATAAAGGGCTATGTATTCAGAGAGCGCTTCCTCGAGTTGCGCATCGGTGAGTAGGCCCGTATCGAGCGCGGTGAGCCGTTCGCAGAACCATTCGCGGCTTTGCGAGGCGTGATCGAACATCGTCTTGGCATGATTGCGGCCGCGCGGCGTGGTGATGAATGCGGCCCAGCCATTGTTCTCCTCGATCATCGGGCGGTGATAGGCCCACGCGCTTGGATTAGACAGCGCCCACTCACTGTACGTGATGCCGGCCACACCCGCGCCGACGGTCGCGTTGTAGCGATCGGATCCCACGACCTGCCATGTCGATCCGTTCTTGAAGCGGATGAACATCTCGTTGTCGTTGGTGTTGGCGCGGAGTTCGATTGGGAACGCCTCATCGATGCGGCGTTTGCCGGTGTGCGCGTTGATCGAGTTCCAGATGGCTTTGCGGCCCTGCTCGTACTCAGGCAGGCAGTGCCAGTAGTTGCCGATGCGCCGGGCCATACTTACCGCGGCGTGGTGCAGGCAGATCTCGTCCTTGCCGGCGCGGCGATGCCACACCGCCATAGCGCGGTGACCGCCGCCCTGAAGATGGCGCCACAGCCGCATCTGGTGGCGCCTGGGGCACCATCCATTGTGCGGCAATGCGATGTCGATCATGAGGCCTCGGTGTCGTCATCATGGCGTGGCGCTGTGGCCTCCACAATATTTCTAATTGTAATTCTGATGTCGCCGTCGTCATTGCCGACGAGGGGCTGCGCCACTTTGCCCCAGCCGCGGTCGAACAGTTCGCGTATGGCTGCGACGCGTGCGGCGGATTTACATTTTCTGGATTTTGCTATTTCAGTAAGGATGCGAATGCCCATGGCGGTTTTACCGCGGGCCATGGTGCGTATTTCTAAAGGTGTTCTCGGCACTTGGAAACTTTTGGACCCCCGTGCAAAAGCGCGCGTCCCTAAAACGCAAAAAGGCCCCACCAGGGACGGGGCCTCGCGCGGTTTGCGACCGCTATATTTCGCCAGTAATCCCGTTTTAGGAGATTGTCAAGCTTGTTTTGCCAGAGCGGCCTTCGCGGCCGCATGAACGATGCGGATGCGCGCGATGGCCTCCGCGACCGACATCTTCGGATCTTTAAGGGTTCTCCCGGCCGCGTCCAGCGCTTCACGAACTTGAGGGTGCGTCGTGTCGAGGGCGTCGAGCAATTCGCCGGAGGCTTTGATAAAGGCCCGGAGGTCCTTTTGGAGGGTGGCTTTCTTGGCGGCTTTCTTGCGCGTCATGTCTGATCTCGCGTCCATTCCGGCACGACCGGCTTCTGGTTGGTGTAGATCATCAGGCGCAGCAGCAGGACGATGCTCACATGAACATCAACCTCAGCGGCGATCATGCGCCGCATCGTACGCTCGGACACGCCCACGAAGCGAGCGGCGCCGGCCTGGGTCATGCCGAGCCCTTTGATGGCGGCCTTGAGTTGCCGGGCGGTCATGGTGCGGTTTTTCCAGGTCACGATGGCGTTCATTTCCCGAGCTCCCAACGCTTCCGCGGGGGTTGGGGTGAAATTGGTCATGGCTTGTAGTACTTCAGCGCCCAGAACAGAATCGCGGTGTAGGCACCGCCCATCAGGAACATGAGTCTGGCGAGGCGGAGGAAGAGGCTGTCCTTGAGACCGTCGATGCTGATTTTGAGGCCGTCTATTTTTATTTCGACGCCGCTGATTTTATGCTCGACGCCGTCGATCCTGCTTTCGAGTTTTGCCAGCTTGGCATCCAGATAATCGCGTGTGACGTACCCACCACCGAGCCGTTCCGGCGCATGTGCAATAAGGTCGGCGAGGTCTTTATCCATCCCCAGCCGCTTCAGTTCCTCGCGGTATGCGATCGTGTCCATTACTGATCACGCAAGTCGAGCCGGGCTTCGATGCGCGTCACTCTTTCTTCAAGGCTTTCTACGCGCGAAGAGAAACGGAACATATCCCTATGAATGAGCGTGATGTGTTCGTCGATGGATGACATGTGCGTTTTTATTTCCGCAATGTCTTTCTCCATGCGGCTCATGCGAGTTTGCATATCCTTTAGCGTTTCGAACATCAGCGTAAAGTCTGCGTCGGTCATATCTTTATCCTAGGTTGTACCTCCCCTCCCTCATAGGCCATTTTGGCCGCCCTGTCAACAATACTGAACATCAAATTATTTGAATAAGCCATATTGACCGGGGTGACAGAATGGCCTAGATTGGGTCATCAGAAACGCACAACACTGAAGGCCACCACATGATCATCCGCTGCATCACCGTCGACCCCGAGCTCTACGACCCCTTCGACCGCGACTGCTCGTGCACGGTGGTGGGCGTCAACGGGGATCCCGACCAATGGATCCGCCTGGACCGCTACTGCGCCGTGCATGGCCTCGACCCCGACGACGAGCGCGACCGAGACCGCGACGACCGTTCATTCAATTAACTTGACTTGCCTCTGTCGCCCTGATTTCCGGCTGCGTTGCCCCTTGCACGAGCGGAAACCAGCGCGCAGGTCTCGGCCGAACATGGGGGCGGCGGCCTCTCAGCCGCACTATGACTACGTCGTGGTGTGCCCGCGCTGGCGCTACTACTGTTGAGACGTCCCCATGAACGCCAGCACCATCGTCAAGATTCAGCGTCCTGCCGACGGTCCCCATGACGGTCCGTGGCTTGTATCGAGCCAGGATATTCGGATCCTGCTGCTGGTGCCCGAGACGGCCTTCTCCAAGCGCGTCCGCAGGATCATTAACCTCACGGGTCACGGCTATTTCCGGGCCACGGTCCATGACGGCAAGATCGACATCGACGCCAATGGCCTCTACAGGATCAACACCCACCTCGTGAAACACAAGTTCAAGTGGTAAAAAGTGTGCGGAAAATACCGTCCGGCATTTCCGCACACCTCACACCCCGTACACCCCCCGGAGCACGTCCAGGCCGGCGCGATACCCCGTGGGATCCGCCGGCCGCTGCTCGTGGCACAGCACGCGCTCCACGTGGGTAATGAGGCGACCGAGCGCCCGCCTTACAACCTCGAAGCGTTCAACTATTTCTATCTCAAATTCCTCATCACACACGCGTTTGGCTGACCCCTCAGACGCGCTACGGAGCCCGTGGGGCGCCAAGATCGCGGCCCGGTACTTGGCGAGGCTCACGAGGTAGATCTCACCAGCGACGAACTGTGGCCCGTTTATGACCCCATCCAGCAGAAACCTGCCATGCTGGGTGGTGGCCCGCGGGTCGGATCCGTAGCCGCGCCGGTGGGGGAGGACTGGCAGCGGTGCCGGCCGATCGGGCCTGAGCTTGCCGTTCGGGGTGCGGGATCCAGGCTTGCGCTTGCGGCCGAGCGGCATGGTGGCGACCCCTGGCTGGGGCCACCGCGGTCAGGCGGGGGTGCGAGTGGAATCCTAACCTTCCCACTTTCCCGCGCGTAAGAACAAAAACGCGTGCGCGCCCGGAAAATAGAAGAAAAGAGAGGGTATAGGGAAGGAAGGAAATATATATATTATATATATAATATATTGATATTATTCACTAAACACATCAAAAATTTTTGGGCCGAAATGCGGAAGAATGGGAAAGAAGTTTTAATATTTCCCGGATCTTTCCCTGTGGTGGTCTCTTTCCGAGTTCTTTCCCTGGAAACAAGTCAGCCCTCGTCGCCGCACCATTTCCAGCCCACGGCGGTGCGTCCTTTGCCACCCGTTTGGACCTCTCCAGCCCACCCGCCCTCGACGAGATGCTCGATGATATCGTCCCTTTCGCGTGCATTTATGCTGCGGACGGTGCGAAGCAATGCGCTGCGCGTGATCGTCCCAGCCTCGCGGATTACGTTTCGCACAAGATTAAATTTCTCCTCATACTCGTTCCTGGCCATGAGGTTCTGGGTGCCGTCGATCATCCTCTGTGCGGACCCCAAGGCCCACGCCTTGCCCCAGGCTAAATCCGCGACGCCGACGGTCGCCCGCAGGCCCCCGCGACTGACGGCATGTAGGCTCGCCAGCCGGATGGTCGTCTCGAACACGCGGCTCAGGAGTGGACCGACCTCACCGGACGTATCGATAATTGCTAGGATCTGCTCCTCGAATGTATCGGCTTCGCGCCTGACGACGTCGTTATCCCACGCCAGCCGCACCCCGGCTGGCTCGTGGGCGATGCCATAGATCCCGAGGGTGCTCAGGTTGCCCTCCAGGCGGGGCACCAGGGCATGTAAGGCGACAATAAGTTCGGCCGGCGCCTTACGGTCATAGGAGCCAAACTCGCGTGCCTTGGCCCGCGGCGCGGCCGCACAAAGTAGGAAACGATTGAGGAACCCATCAGCCACGGACCCCGAGGTCACCGCATTGTAGAACGCCTCCGGGGTCGATACCCCAAACAGGGTCAACGAGGGTGATGGCACGATCAGCGGATCCGACGTCGCACGCCGGGTGCCGATGAACGCCGCCTTGCCCTGCTCCCGGCTCCAGAGCTCCATGAGGGTGGTGCGCATCGAGGCCTCGTGCGTGTTGGCGTGTTTGTGCGCCATGCGGCCAAGCAGGTTGCCGCCGATCTCGTCGACCGTCGCCACGCAACAGGGATAATCGTGCACCATCTTTTCGACCGCTGAGACACTGAATCCTTTGGCGGTGGTGTGGAGGCGCTCGAGACCGGCGGCACGTAGGATTTCACTCGGCGCCGACAGGGGACGGTCCTTGCCAACGCCGGTGCCGGCCAGGGCGACGATGTAGAGGTTGAGGGCGGTCCCGGTCGGGCCGTAAAGGTGCCGGCCGCACACGGCCGACACCACCGATGTGGACGCGGCCACGGCTAACGGCCGGTTGGGGCGCCGGGATGAGGCCAAGATCCACGCGGCCATATCGCCGATCAGGCCGGCGGGCTGGGTCCAATCGAGGTCGGGCATGAGTTTGTCCAGCCCCAAATGAGGCTTGGCTGGGTCTGATTTGGGGATTCCTAGGATTTCACGGACCAGGGCGGCGCCGCGGCCATCCTCGATCGGTTGCCAGCCCATCTGCGCGCACAACCAGCGCGCCGCGCTCTTGGCGTCGGGGGCTGATCCATGCGCCATCACGACGTCGATCGCCGTCTGACCCTGCCCGAGCCCAAAGTCTTGGATCCCGGACGGGGCGAGGGACAGATCCTCCTGGAGCGCGCGCCCAAGGGACAGCGAGGACACCCGGTAGGCGCCGGTCCCTGGCTGGTACTTGGCCTGGGGGAAGAGGGCTGGCACCCACACGTCGAGGCGCGCCAGGGCCTGATCGTTGATCTGCCGGAAATAGTCAGTACCGTTGACGTGTGCGGAAACTGAAGGCGCCCTATTTGCGCACACCCTCGCCATCAGGAGCGCGAGCGTCTTGGGCGCGTCGCCGATCTCCGCAGGCGTCGCGCGAATGTGGTTGCCGGTGATGGTGAGAAAGCGCCCGGAGCGGTAGAGCTCGACGCCGGCCTTGTCGGCCTTGACGGTTTTGTCGATCTTGCCGAGGCAGAGCATACGCACGCCCGTGCCCGAGGGCGAGATCTCGGCGTAGGTCTCGCCGCACGCAAGCACTTCCACCACCCATGGCGCGAATGCGCCGGTCTTCAAGTCGCGGCAGTGATCGAGATCGACGCCGGTGATGTTGTCGTGCTCGGTGACGACGAAGCCGACGCCGTCATAGCCGCGCTTCTTGGCGCAGGCGATCGCCTGGGCATACGTGCCCCAGTGCGATGGATTGGTGACCGATGCGGCGAGCGCATTGTGCGGGCACATCGGGATCTTGGTGATCTTGCCGTTGCGCGTGGCCCTGATCCAGCACACCCATTGTATGAGTGTCTTGAGATACCGAATGGCCGGGAGGTCGGGGAGTTCGTTCATTGATGACCATCAGTATGGGATCTCGTCCTTCACTGTTGCCTTCTCGTATTCGGTCACGATCCACACCACGAAGTCGACGATCTCGGCGGGTACCAGCGTGAGCTCGCCTTCGATCAGGATCTTGTCCGCAATCTCTTTGCACACGCGCCAGCGTTCATCACTCGGCATATTGGAACTCCTTCAGGCGGGTGTCGATGACCTCGAAATATTTGCCTTGGCGTTTCACCCGTATCTCGCGCGGCATGGTGAGTTCACCCTGGCGTCGCAGCGCTTCGTCGACGGTCGCAGGTGGTGGTGTGTAAGCGTTCCTGATCCACCACTGGCGTGCCTTGTCGCGCGCATAGCCGTCGTGCTCAAAACAGACCCAGCGGCTGTGACGCAGGAGCCCGCAGAAATAATCGACGCGCAAAGACGGCGGCTTGCCGATCTTCTCGTGGCGCGCGTAGGCGATGCCGGTCACCGACACCCACTGCGGTTCAAAGTCGGCCAGAATGTCGTTGTCGGCATCGGCCACGGCGCCGTGGGACGGCACCGGCGCCTCTTCTTCCCACACGTAACTGCACGTCGGGCAGATTTTCGCGGCGAGCGCGACCAGGGCCTTGCACTGCGGGCATTCCTTGGCCTGGACGACGTTAGTGTCCTCGTCCTTCTTCGTGCGCTTGCGGATGCCGTCGATCAGATCGATCGGCCCATGTCTGCGGGTGTTTCCAGCGAAGTCCAAAACCAGACAATTCGCTTTGCCTTCAGCCTTGCGCAGCCCGCGGCCGACCTGCTGCATGAACAGACCCGGCGAGGCGGTCGGCCTCAAGAGGCATAATAAATCGACCCCAGGCACGTTGAACCCCGTCCCCAACACCATGACCGAAACGAGGCAGCGGATCTGGCCTAACCGAAACGACGCGATCAGCGCATCGCGCTCGCGCTTTGGCATGTCGCCGATGACGGTTTCACATGAAACGCCGCGCGCTCGGATCTCATCGCGGACGTGGGTGGCGTGATCGACGCCGGCACAGAACACCAGCCATGCGCGGCGGCCGTCGGCATACTGCATGATCTCGTCGACCGCACCGCGCGTGATCCAGTCCTGATCGACCGCGATCTCCAATTGGTTGGGGATGAAGTCGCCGCCGCGCATTCCGACGCCGAGCACGTCCATTTTCTGGAGGGTGGCCTTGGTGATCAGCGGGCACAGGTAGTGCTCATCGATGAGGGTGCGCACCTTGGCCTCGTAGACGACGGTTTCGAACAGGCGGTCTTCGCCCTGGTCGAGCCGGCCTGAGTCAAGCCTATAAGGCGTGGCGGTCAGCCCGACGATGCGCAGGTCGGGCGTCTTCTGCATCAGGGTGATGATGAATTTCTGGTACATCGTGGACGACGTGCGCGGGATCAGGTGCGCTTCGTCGATCAGCAACAGATCAAAGGCGCCGATCTGCTCGACCTTGTTGTGAACGGACTGGATCCCACACACGAGGATCTGGCTGGACGTGTCGCGCCGTCTGAGCCCCGCGGAATAGATCCCTACAGGCGCCTCAGGCCAGAGCGCTACGAGCTCGGCATGGTCCTGCGCGATCAGTTCCTTGACGTGGGTCGCGATCGCGATGCGCATCAAAGGATAGTCGCGCAGGACGTCCTGACAGAGCGCCGCCATCACCAGCGATTTGCCGGATCCGGTCGGCAGAACGATCAGGCTATTGCCGCCACCCTTTCCCCAATAACCATATTGAGCATCGAGGGCGTCACGCTGGTAGCCTCGGAGGTCGAACATCCATCCACCCATTCGCTTCCATCAGCCATGGTGTAGGTAATGCTGCGCCGATCGACGTCGGCGTCGACCTGTTTGCCCGGCACCAGGGATGGCAGGTAGACGTGCTGCGCGCAGCCGGCGTGTTGCTCGGCCAGGGTCAGGTTGATGTCCTTGAGCTCGCAGCGCCACGTGCCGTTGGTGCCGGCGAGCACCGGCGTGGCGCTGATGCATGTGCGGCAGTTGCGGCGCGCGAACTGGCCCTCATGGCAGACCGCCTTGGCGGGGCACCAGCCGCACGCGAACGCCGCCTTGGCCTTGGGATCATCGTGCAGTTTGGCCGGCGCGGTGTGGGCGGCGATCGTGCGCTCGGCGCGGCGCATGATGGCGTCGGCCTGGGCCATGTCGTAGGGCACGCGCTCGACGTAGAGCGTATCGTCGTTCTTGTTTACGGCCACGTAAAGCGCCCACTCGATCTTGGCGTGATGCATGTAGAGTTGCATCTGCACGACGTGCGCCGGCTTGTGCTTCGCGACGCCGCCCTTGACGAGCGCCTTGAAGGATTTGTCGTTGTGGGTCTTGACCTCGAGCACGTGCGCTTCATCCGGCGCCTCGGGCACGTCGGTCAGGATCCCATCGAGATGGCCCTGCATGTGACCGCCAAAAGCACTGAACTTGCACTGCCGGCCATTGACGGTGATGCCGGCCTCGTTGAGTTCGGCAATGACACGCTCCTCCTCGCGATGGCCGGTCTGGAAGAGGCGCAGTTTACGGCCCTCCAGTTGTTCAGGAGGAGCGGCGAGGCGGAACTGATACCAGAGCGCGCGGTCGCATTCGGTGCCGACGGTCGAGGCACCGAGGTAGGCGCGCTCGGGATCCTGGTGGCTCTCGTAGATCTGATAGATGGCGTCGGCCGTCAGAGCCATCGGCTGGGGGATCGGAGGCATGAGATATTCCTAATCAAAAAAAAAGACACGCCCCCGCGAGAGGGCGTGTCGAGAGAGAGGCTTACGAGGCGCGCTGCCAGGGACGAGCGGCGGTCGACCGCGGCGCCGGCTGTACTGTAGGCTGCGCGGCCGGTTGCGTCACCGGTTGCGCCGCCGGTGCCGCCTTGACGCGCGGCTTGTAGCGGACGTTGTTCTCCGGGCCATACTTGTCGTTCGCCGGCCGGATCGTCAGGTAGCCGATGAACGGCTTGTAGTGCAGGTTGGCGCTGTCGGTGATGTGCATCACGTTGATGGCGAGGCACAGATCCGCCAGTGCACGTTCGGCGATGCGCTGCGCATCGCTGTTCGGGTTGCGGATGTTGAGCCGGTCCCACACCCGGCGCCCGGCATAGGGACCATCCAGCACTTCCAAAGTAAGCACCAGTTGCTCGCCATTGCCGCGTTTAGTGGCGCGGACCTCGCTCTCGATCACCTGCATGTTGTAATCGCCGACCGGGAGAGGCTCGAACGAGCGGTTGTCTTCCGGGATCTCGTTGGCGTTGAAGTTTAAACTTGCCATGTGTACGTGCTCCTTACTCAGCGGCCATGGCGGGAGCGCTCACGGAGGCGCCGGGAAAGTAAGCCTGCAAAGCCTCGAACCCGTGGCCCTTGTCGAGCATGACGCGGTCGGGGATCCCGTAGCGGTTCTTCGCCACGTAGGACGGCCGCGGCGCCGTGTAGAGCCAGCGGTTGCCGCCGCCATCGGCGCGGTGGCGCGGATTGTCCTTGGAGCCCTCGGTCTTGATTGACACGTCTTGGTTCAGCAGGAAGATGTTGTCGACCTCGTCCTGAAAGATCCCGATCGCGCGCTTCTGGAGGCGGATGTCGTAGCGTGAGTAGGATTGCGTCATCGGGTCGTCGAGCGTGTTGACGGTCGAGTGTGCAACGTAGACGACAAACATCTTCTTGTCGCGCCGCAGCGCATTGATGCCCTCGATCAGGTCGCGCCAGTAGGCGTCGACTGTGATGTAGCCCCTGCCGTAACCGGGCACCTCGATGTTGGCCCAGTTATTGTCGGCGCAGCACTTCGCCCACACCAGCGGCTCGAGCTTGTCCAGGCTGTCGAGCACGACGGACTTGAAGTCGTGCTCCTCGGTGTAGAGCGCGCTGATCGCCTGCATGACGTCGTCGAAGGACGTCAGCCGGCCGAAGGTCGTGAGCTCGAGGTCGCCGGGCGTGCCGTCCTCGACCTGCAAGAACACCGGGTTGGGCCATTCGGCCGAGAGCGTGGTCTTGCCGATGCCGGGCGGGCCGTAGACGAGAGTGCGCGGGGGTTCGGTTGCCTTGACGCGTTTCAACGATGCGATGTCGATAGCCATGGTTCGTTTTCCTTTGAGTTACCGGGTTAAATACGAGAGGGCCGACGCCGGCACGCCGGTTCCCTCACTAAAATGGATGTCGTGCTTCCAACCCCGCCGCGGGGGCTGCGGGGTTGGTTGCGCACCCCACGCACGCCTGCGGCGGCGATGGGAAATGAGAATGTGATGCCGGGCGGAAAGGCACCGATGTCGCGCAGGCACGCGACCGCGGCCTCGAGGCCCTGGCAGAGATGGTAGAAACCGCCGGCGCGCTCGACGTCGAGGCGGAACGCAATCTGGTTCGGCTGTGGCCCGCGGTTCTCAACCTTGAGCTCGACCGCGTGGAACGTGCCATCGATCAGGAAGACAAGATCCGCAGCACCGGCCCGCACGCCCTGGCGTTTGAGTTTGAGACCGACTGCGGAGTTGCGTGCCTCGCCATTGGGAACGGCAAACCAGACAATGTCGCGGCGCCCGTGTGATTGGAGCATCTGCACGACGTGCTGTTGGATGGCGTTCTCATCCATTGGCCACCTTGCGGCGCATCGCCCACAACTTATCCGGCGCAACGTAGTCCTTACGGGCCAGGGCCTCGGTCAGGATGAGGTAGGTATTCGAGGGGAAACGATCAGCCGCGCGCCAATTGCTGATGGCCGCGGAGGTTACGGCCAGCATCTTGGCCACGGCGGCATTGCCGCCGAGGGCGTCGATGATCGCGGTGGTGGTTTGGAGTTTGACCATGGCTTGTCATAATAACAAAACCTGAATGAGGCAAGATCAAAATATCATTAAAATATCCTGAGCTTAAAAATAATTTGAGCGCTAGAGGCTCGCAAGGGTATGATGGAGGTCAAGGTTGGGTTAAGAGACCATATGACGGCCAAAACGCGCGACAGCTTTAACGTTCATAAGATGCTAAATAGCGCCGCCGTTGCGCGTCGTCTGCATATACTCAGACTCCACGTTACCGGGTCAGAACGCGGATCGCAGGTCCGCTGGGCCAAAATGATAGGCACCAGTTCGCCGCGGTGGAACAACTACGAAAAGGGTGAGCATCCCTTACCGCGCGACATGGCGATACGGTTGGTTTACTACGTCGATGGTTTGACCCTGGATTGGATTTTCCTCGGCCGCGAGGACGGGCTCGACCCAGAGCTGAAGTTGGCACTGCGAAAACTGCTCATTATGATAACAGAGCCTGAGCCGGCCTTAAAAGCACATGTTGCATCAGCCTCAGCACGCAAAACGAATCGGCGCGCATAATCGAGCAGCCTGATGGCTCGCGCGGGATCTTCGCGCGGCAGATTTTTGTAGATGGTTAAAGCCTCGAAGTAATCCGGGTCAATCCCTACCAATTCCTCCACCAGAGCGCGTTTCGCGCGCCAGCGGATAGAGTCCTCGCGGGGGGGGGGGGGGGGTACGGGTGAATTGGTTGGGAATGGACCAA